CTCTCTAGATTCGCAGATTTTAGGCCGTTTTTTGCCATAGGTTTACAAGTTTACACTTTTTTTTAGAATATATTTTTTTTGACTAGGTCAAAATTTATTTTTTTTCAATTTTGCCAAAAAGTGTTCAAAGTGTTCACTTATTGCGATTGGAGCCAATGGAGGCCGATTTTGGTTTACACTTAGGTGTACACTTAGTGTAAACTAGTGTACACCCTCCTTCTTGGCTTTTCGCACCCAATGTGAGACTCTGTTGTAGTCTAAATTCAGCTCTTTTGCTATGTCGCAAGTCCTTCTGTTTTCCGCTACCATATTATCTATTTGTCTAACTATTTTTATAGATAAACCATGAACTCGCCTATGGTCTGTGAGTTTTAGAATTTCACATAGATGATGGTATTTTACACCAGTCATATACATAATTTCTTTGTATGGTAGACCCTTCTTATATAATTCAAGAACCTGATCCGCAGACTTCATGTGAGAGCAAGTGTTCTTTGCTCTCTCATTGGTCAACAGATACTCCTTGTATATATAATTATTTACTAGATGCTTACTAATATTCATAATAGTAGCTATATTCTTATTCATTACTTTAAGTTTATATAGCCTAACTATCTCCTCTTTCTGTTCTTGAGTTAGTGATGTCATACCGCCATTCCGTTTAAATATTCTCTACATTCCAATACCTTAGCCTTGGCCATCTCAATTACCTGGGGGTCATACTCGATATCAAACTCCTTGATACGGTACTTATCTTCTACATGAGAGTAGCTTACTGGTTCTTCATAAGTCAAGAACTCTGGGGTGTCTTGAAGGGTGTAAACCAACTTAGCCTTTTTTAAGCCCGTCAGGTGCATGTAAACCTGTAACTGATAGTAGTACCCCATGTCAGGCTGATCGTCAAACAGAGGGAAAGTAAAGCAGTCCCACGAGGTTTTAAAATCATAAACTATACCCTCGTGAAAACAATCGGGAGTACCTGTGAAGAAATCATCTTCAAAGTGGTCTAGGTTCTTAATCATAAAGTCCTTGTTCATAGCTACCGAGTAAAACTCGATAGCCGTATCTTCTAGTGCCAAGCCCTTCTGGATGTACTTGCTCTTAATCTGCTTCTTTACTCCGTAAATCTGCTCCTTGTACCAATCCTCTAGGTAGCTTTTTGTTGTCTGAGACAAAGATTCTGTTTTACTCCGTGCGTTGGTCATCAACTGACCAAGGGCACTTGCTCTGCATTTAAAGTTCATGCTAATAATAGTTTTTCGTTTTGTGCTGTAAGAATATAAACCGACTTAATTTGCTCTAAGGTTACTTTACCATTGGCTAAAGAATCCTTTGCTCCTTGCCACTTCACATGAGATGGAGTTAACTCCTCTTTTTTACCACCATGATCGTTGGTTGAATCGGGGTCTTTTGTATCGTCGATGAGAAAAAGACCGTTAAGCGCGTACTTTCTAGCGTAACTAGATGAGCTTCCGAACGACTGCGCCAAATCCATACCCTTGCGGTTGATGTCAATTCCAGCTTGCGCCGTTACTGCTCTACCTTCCATTCTTTCTATTTTATCTACCTGTATAGAAGCAGTAGCTTCGATAAACACAAGACCGCCAACCTCTTTTACTTCGTCCTCAATAGTCAAAGTACATTCGTACTTTAGAAGTAATGGCTTAAGCGCTTCTAGGATATCCTCTACAGAACGGTATTTGTACTTTCCGAACGCGTTAAACTGGTTCTTTGGAGCTTTAAGCTCCGATTGAATTAAAATTAGTTCTTTCATTGTGTCTAGTGTTTTTTTTAAAGTGTTTTACTTAGAAAAAAAGGGGGGGGGTGGGTATTGTTTTAGCGTCTTAATCTCAGCGTATGGAAAGTTGAATTCATCCCAGTACAATTCAAATGTTTTCATTATCTCGAATTTTTCACTATCTGGTAATTTACCGTAGTTTTCAAGAATCCATTGGTCAATTATTTCCTCTACCATTTTTGATCCATTCAGTTGATACAAATACTACCCATTGATTTCCTAGCTTTCTAGGAGGATGAACCCACTCAGGTGGATTTACTCCAGAGCGAATAATTTGGTGAACTCTGGTTGATTTTTCGCTAAAGCCACGCAATACTCCGTATTCTGTGGCTGTCATCATTTCGTAAAGCATAATCTGATTTCTTTTTCTAGTTGTTCAACAATAAATGGTTCAAGGATTGAGCAAAGAACTCGATAATGATCGGTAAACCGATTATTTAAAGCGTCGTAAAGCTCTAAGTTTAAAGATTTTCCATTACCGAAGTAAAGGTCTAAGACAATTCCTTCGTTTTCGAAGGATTCAAGCTCAAGGCTAAAGCCTGGCTTTTCAAGAATAAAGTGATAATCTGTTAACATTTTTTGTGTGTGTTTTAGTGTGATGTAAATGTACAAACTTCTGTATATTAATTGCTAGTGAATTGTAAAATTTATTTTTGTTTTCCACTAGCGGTAATTTTTTTGTTTAAGTGGTTTTAATTTCCACTAGCGGTTTTATTTTCCACTAGCGCCTGGGAAATTTTGTTTTCCACTACTGGTTTTGTTTTCCACTACTGCTGTATCTCTGGCTATAGCTCTGGCTATATCTCTTATTATTTTGTTTTCCACTACTGGTTTTGTTTTCCACTAGATCGCCGCGCGGGTTCTGTTTTCCACTACTCATTTTGTTTTCGTCTACTTGTTTGGGCTTTTACTTTGGTTCTGTTTTCGTCTAGCAATTAGGCGCGCTAATTTTTGCGGCGCTTTACTCGGTTTTAAATTTTGTAACTGGTTCGAACTGGTTATAATTTGGTTTATTCGTTTTGTTTTTTACTACGGATTTAGCCCGCTGTTTTCCACTACGGATTTCGTCCACTGGTTTGGATTTCGTCCACTACGTTTGTTTTATACTACGTTCGTGCGCTTGGTTTATCAGGCTATTTTTAAGCCCGTAGCGCGTCGATCTTTTTTTACTATAGGTAATGTATGCGAGAAATTTTAAAGGTCTTAAAACGCCTAATTTTACGCCGTTATTTTTTGTAGGTTGTATGCAATGCAGTCTAGGCCGTATTTGATCGAATAACCGATTTTAAATAAGTCGTTTTCAAGGCGTATTAAATTAGTGTAGTTTTGATCTTTGGCCATATACAGCGCCAAAATAGCCCGCAAATTAGCGGGCCATAATTCGGGATACTCAAATAAATCTTCCATGTTTTAAATATTGTTTTTTGTGCAAAAGTTATCAAAATACGCGTTCTCATTTGCCATAATATGGGCAAAGGTTTGGCCCGCTTGTTTTCTATCTTTGTAAACGGTTGAATTTTCGCCGTATGCTTTGCCGTCGAAATATATATATTCGCCTTTCTTAATAATTTTGCCCGTTTCAGCGCATGCGCTTTTGAATCGTGCCGTAATAAATCGTCCCATTTTTGTATTTTTTTATTTAATTGGAAAATAATTTTGAGTACTTCCTAGAAAATTTTGCCAATCGTTGCCTGTATTAAATAAATTTTCGTCGAATTCATGGCCTGATAATTTATACGTCCTATATATGGCCGCGTCTGTTTTAATAGTAAATACCTTTTTGCTAAAATTAGGCCGTACTAAAATTATACGGCCCGAAATAGTTTCTAATTTTCTAAATCTAGTTTTCATTTTGTTAGTGTTTTAAGTTATTAAAATAATAAAGGTATTAAATACAGGGAATCAATTAAAGCGCATAAAATTAAAGCTTTCAAGGTTTGGATTTTTGTACCTTTAAAATTTGGTATTGTGAAAATAGTAATCATTTTGTTAGTGTTTTTTATTAGTGGATGATTAGGCCTATTTTGTGGTTTGGTGTATGCCACTTCGTCGCTAAAATGTCAAGGTAAGACGCGTCCGAATATCCGCTTGACTGCATTTCGTCCACTGAATAGAAAATTTTGGAATGCCTTTCGTTTTCTACGTCTATGAGTTCGTCATTTTTACTACCAAGTGAAAAAATTAAGTCTACATTTTCGGGCAAATCAATACCACGGATAAATGAATGGCTTTTGGTATACGCGTAAAAACGTACGGTTGGATTTAGTCGGGCGATTTCTAGCCACTTTGCGAAGTATGCAGGCGAGTAAAAATCCCCTGAATCATGAATGCGAACGTAAACCTGTTTTCCTTTTTTAACCTTTGCTAGTTCGTTCGTGATCAACTCAACAAAATTTTCTTCTTTACTAGCCTCGTAACGTCGAGTAAGCGCGCGTTCTACATTACCAAAGCGATACATTCCCCTTTTTGCATAGCAAAGCTTTAAACAGCTTCCAGCAAAAGGACAGGTTATTTTTCCGCTTTTTTTATCATTACCCGCAGGGATCGAAAAGTTAAAAATTTTAACGCCGAACTCTTTAGCTGTTTTCTGTAGTTTGCTGTTGCCGTTACCTAGTAAAGTATCCATTTTGTGTGTGTGTTTAGTGTTGTTTGTGTTGATTAAAGTAATTTTAGTCCGAGCATGTAGCCTAGGAAAAATATAGGTAGTAATGCGATTATATAGTAAATAAATAGTCCAATCGCTTTCAATGCTTTTTTCATGATTAGTATCCGATTGCATCCAACTGAATGCCGTAAATTACGCCTACTACTACAATTACGGCCATGATGCCGAATGCAATAAGGTTTGCCAAAGTGTTTTCGCTCATTTTGTTTGCAGTTGTGTTGTTTGAAGTTGTCATGTCGTTTGTTTTTTAGTGTTGTTGTTTCTAATTGTTAAGTAAAGATAATACAAAGGTTTGTAAGTTGCAATACCTTGTAATAATATTTTTAATTATTTTTTATTTTTTTTCAATTACCTTTGAAGTGAATAATCACTTTATTTCAGTTTTACAATACTTTGTATTAACATGGGGAAAAATGGAGGTGCAAGGATAGGCGCCGGCAGGAAGCCAAAAATCGAAGAAATAAAGATCATTGAACAAATGGATGCTATTTGCGTGCCGGATAAAATTTGGGAGGCGCTTTTGTACAAATGTCAACAAGGCGATACCAACGCTTTAAAACTTTGGCTTTCGTATCGGTTTGGATTACCGAAGCAACAAATTGACGTAACGAGTAACGGCGAAAAAATCGCGCCTCCGATCCAGTGGATAGGCAAAAGAGTTGCGATAGAACAGGCAAAGGTAGTGAACGAATCGGATACCCTGAGCGTGAACGCTTTGGATTCGGATCACCTGAGCGTGGAAACTTTGGCCCTCCATGGCTTGGATCACCTGAGCGTAGAAAATCCAGCCTCGGATCACCTGAGCGTGAAAAATTCGGATTACCTGAGCGACCAAAACAAACTATTCTAAAATGATCAACTTGCTGGAGGATTATAAACCGTTATTTTATGAAACGCCGGATACAAGGTATTATCTGATAACCGGCGGACGTGGATCGGGCAAAAGTTGGACGTTGGCGTTATTTCTGTTAAATCTAACGTATCAAAAAGGACACGTAATTTTGTTTACGCGTTACACCTTGGTATCCGCATTCATTTCGATTATCCCCGAATTTTTAGACAAGATAGAAATAATGGGAAAAGTAAACGACTTTGAGGTAACGCAATCCGAAATCATTAATAAATTAACAGGATCGAAAATTCTATTTCGCGGCATCAAAACAAGTTCCGGCGTTAACACTGCAAACCTTAAATCGATTGCCGGTTTGTCAACTTGGGTGATCGATGAGGCCGAGGAACTAACCGATCCCGACGTATTCGACAAAGTAGATTTATCCATACGAGCGAAGGAAAATCCTAACCGCGTTATTTTGGTAATGAATCCGGCTTATAAAAGTCATTGGATTTATAATGATTTCGTAAAAAAGAAGCGAAAGGATACGACCTATATACATACGACATACATAGACAACAAAGAGAACTTATCCGATTCATTCATACAAGCCGCGGAAAAAACCAAGCGAGAGAACCGCGCGCGATATGAACATTTGTTCCTTGGTACTTGGTTAGACGACGCGGACGGAATGCTATGGAATCGCGCAATAATTGGAAAGGCCCGAATTAATGAAGCGCCGAACCTTACTCGAATAATAGTGGCGATTGATCCCGCGACGACTGCAAATATGAACAGCGACGAAACGGGTTTAATTGTAGTCGGAAAAGACAATGAAGGTTTTGGATATGTCTTGGAAGATTTAAGCGGTAAATATTCGCCGAATCATTGGGCAAAGGTTGCAACGGATGCGGCGTTACGTTGGAACGCGGATTGTATTGTAGCTGAAAAGAACCAAGGCGGCGACATGGTCGAAGCGGTATTAAAGTCGCAAGGAACGAACTACAGAATAAAGCTAGTTACCGCAACTAAGGGAAAATACGTGAGAGCGGAACCCGTTTACTCGTTGTATGAACAAGGCTTAATTTATCACGTTGGAAGTTTCCCGCTTTTAGAATCGCAAATGGTAACCTTTGATCCCGACAAAGGAAAATCGCCCGATCGCGTGGACGCGCTTGTTTGGGGATTAACAGAATTAATGGTAAAAAACAACTTTGAATTCTCAATATGAAAAAAGAAACAATTGCCTCACTTATTTTGATGTTTATCACATACGTTTTAATCGCTTTTGTAGTATTGGATTTTAACGTGATTGCATGGCATTGGAGCGCTCGTGCTGTTATGGTAATAACTTGGTTTTACGGACTTACATTTTTAGAAAAGAATAAATAGGTATATTTGTTAAAACGAATATGCTATGCTCTTAAAGGCTTTACAGAATTACATTAATCCTGCCGTTATTTCAACGCCTCAGAGACCCGATGTAAATCTACTCAATCAAATCCTATATGGTCAATTTACGGCCTCAACGCTTGTTGTTTGGTATGACTCAAATCAGCAAACATTTATTGATCAAGGTTACAAGGGAAACGCGTTAGTTTATTCGATTATTCGAAAAATAGCAGAGAAGGGCAAGCAGTGCCCGACTTACGTTTACAAGGAAACTGAAGCGGCAAAGAAATACAGAGGCGGAAAGTATAGCTCAAAGGAGCTTAACAGAATACAGAGCATAGCGTTTAGGAAAAAGGAATTAGACGACGTTAATCATTCTGACCCCGTAAGTCAATTGATTAAGAATCCAAACCCAATGCAAACTTGGGCGGAGTTTCTTGATTCGATGCTAACGTGGTACAATACTAGCGGTGAAATCTTTGTTTACGGATTTTCTCCTGCCGATGGGTTAAATAAGGGCAAGATTAAGGAAATGTATGTAATGCCGTCTAACTACGTGGAAATTGTAGCGGGAAGTTTGTTTGAGCCTGTGAGAGGTTACAAATTGATTATTGGTGACCAAAATATTGAGATTCCAGCCGATCAGGTATTGCACATTAAAACGACCAATCTTACTTGGGATTTGAATGGAGCGCAGCTTCGAGGTATGCCTCCGCTCTTGGCTGGTTTAAAGACCTTGCAAGCAAACAACGAAGCGACCGAGGCAAAGCAAAAGACTTTCCAAAACGGAGGCGCAAAAGGTATTATTTCTCCAAACATCAATAACCCTGAGTTTTGGCCATCTCCTGACCAACGGGCAAAAATGGACGAAAGGATTGACGAAAGAATTAATGGAAGTAAAAACCTTAATAAAATCGTTGCGTCCTCAATTCCTTTGCGTTACGATGCGATTGGATTGAGTCCTGTGGCAATGGATATCATTAACTCTCAAAACATGGACTTGCAAACGCTTTGCGGTTTGTGGGGTGTGAATCCTGTGTTGTTTACTTCAAATGCTACGTATGCCAATTTGGAAGGCGCTCAAAAGGCTTTGGTTACTGATGTGATTATGCCTCAGTTGCAAATGATTGAGGAGAAGTTTACGCAATGGATTGGAAAGTCGTACGGAATGGATTACGTTCTTGATTTTGATATTTCATCGTTTTCTGAGTTACAACCAGACGTTCAAGTTATTTTGGACACGTACGGAAAATCTCCTTACTTTACTGGAAACGAAGTTAGAAGCTTGTTGAACTGGCACGCAAGCGAAGACCCAGCTATGGACGTTCATTGGATACCTAGCAACGTAATTCCAAGCGACGAGGCTTTGGGGTATGCTGCAACTGACTTTGTGGACTTTCCAGCCTAATAAATGAAGAAAATAAATTACTCTAAGGTAAGAAGGTCAGCGCAAGCTGATTTAAAGAGATACGAGCGCCTTGGGGTAAAAATATTCACTGAGGCATTAAAGGAGCAGGCAAAGCCAGTTGTTCCGTTGTTGCCAATGCAGGAGGCTTATATCAAGTTCTATCAGTCTGTATTTGTTGATTCTGCGACTAAGGAGTATAATAGGATTCGTCAGGACAATAGAGAGAAGAAGTTTCTGCCAGATAAATTTTTTGTTGCCACTTGGCTTGAGTTTATTAAGAATTGGGTAATTCAGAATTTAGGTCAGTTAATATTTGATGTAACTGATACTAGTCAAAAGAAGGTAAACGAAATCGTTGCTCAAGGTCTTAAGGATGGATTAAATCCTAGACAGATTGAGGAGTTGTTGATTGAAGAGATTCCTGACATTAAAAGAGCTAGAGCAATAGCTAGGACTGAATCAACAAGGGCCTACAATGAAGGTAAGATGAAATCTGCTATTGATTGGGCAAATCAGACTGGAACTCAGTTATGGAAGATATGGATTCATGGGGGGGCTAAGGAGCCTAGGATTCAGCATATTTTAGCGCAGAATAAACCGATAAGATTTGATCAGCCGTTTGTCTTCAATAGTAACGGTGTTCAAGTATTAATGGATAAGCCTGGAGATTTAAATGGGGGGCCATCTCAGACGATAAACTGCTCATGTGTAGTAGTTTATGTATCAGAGGCATATGCGCGTCGAAACTTCCAAAATACCTTTATCATTTAAAGGTCTTTGTTTGTTAATTTTTTTTCTTTGTATATTTGGGTAAACGAATAAGCAATGTTAAAGAAAGGATTAAATCAAGGCTTTGCCGACTCAGACACTAAGCAAGGAGTTGTGAGTGGATATTTTGCCGTTTTTGGTAATAAAGACCTTGATGGTGATGTTATCGAGCAAGGAGCGTTTACTAAGACTGTAATGGAGCGTGGGCCACAAGGAAAGCAATTAATCAAGTATTTACTAGACCACGATAAGAATAAGGTTGTCGCAAAAATCACTAATCTTTACGAAGACAATAAAGGCTTGCGTTACGAGGCAAAGATTGGCTCTCATGCAGCTGGCCAAGACTTTCAGAAGATGATTGAAAGCGAACTTATCAACCAGCATTCGTTTGGCTTTAGAACTATTAAAGAGCA